ACCGCTACCATCTTTCATATGATGTTCGTTTATAGGATAGTCATGGTATTCTGTAAGATGTAAGCGCAACACATCACATAAATCAATAAAATTAAATTCATCTACAAGACTAATAGACCCTATTAAATCTTGCGTTACTGGCACTAACTGGTACATGCCATCAACAAATATAATTAAATCCATTACTTAGGTAAGATGCTCTTTATCTTTTCAAGGTACACAATCAAATCCCATGCTTCTTCCTGTGCATCATCAATCCAACTGTGTAACCCTTTTTCTGCATCCGCTATTGTAGTGCCAAACTTTTCAATGCCTTCGTTTGAACGATCATTAGCACGTTTAATTATGGCAGCTACAATAGGGTCTTTTGTTAATTTAAAAGCCATTAGAAACTCACATTATTCCAATGACTACAGTATTTATTAACACTGCAATAATGGGCGCATCTAGTATCTTCACCTTTACGCAATACAATGTGGCAGCCTTTGCCTTCTTTCATATTGTTATCAGTTAGGTACTTCAGTGCTTCATTACGTGTAGGTAGTAAACGTAATGCAGACTTACGGCCATCTTTCATCACAGCATATTCATCCATTTTATGCCAACGTTCTTCAGGTGTGCATATAGGTGGTTCATCCATAGCCTGTGAATTTTGATGTAGTTGTATACGTTCACTTACATATACGTCCTGCACTTCAGGTGACCAACGTTCAATTGGTATAACAACCGCTTGATGTTTAGGATAGTTAACGGATGTTAATGCTTTCTTCTTAGACCAATCACGTAGTATAGCTACAATAGCTAAAGACTTAACTTTGATACCATCATTTTCTTTAAACAAAGAATTACGTATCAACCAATCAAGTATATTTAGCTGTGCTTCCCATTCATGTTTGCCTTTTAATGCTGCATCCATGGCTGACCATGCAGATGTAGTCTTAAAATCAAGCAATTCACCATCACGTGATAAATAGTCAAACGTACCAGATAGTGTCCATCCATGTGTCTTGCTATTCTTAACAAACACTCTACGTTCTGTAAGGTCTTCTGTGTCTTTTGCAGCACGTTCTATTACATGGTGGGTAGATTGCCCTAGTAATGACCATATACGATCAGATACGTCTTCTTCTATATCATCATAATGGCGCTTTGTTAACGCTGTTATGCGTGGTGGTTGCAACAAACGTGTTGCAGAAATGTCACTACCTGTTGCATCATATGGGTCATTAGTTACCGCACGTTCAATAGCAGCAGGCAGGTTAGCATTGTTAGTTATTTTCATAATAACCCCCTAAAATGGTATGTCTTCATCAGATGAAAGGTTAGGCATATCAGCGCCATTGTTCCCATCACCCATGTCTTGCGTATCTTGTAACTCTTTTGACCGCAAAATAATGTTACGTATACCATCAGCTAACTTGTTAAATTCTTCCCTGTTGCCTTTTTGGTATTCATCAACAGAAAACACCACAGATTCATGGTATTGTTCTTTGATCTCATCATCTTTAGGCAATGGCATAATAGAACTAACACGTGGTCTACCGTTCTTACCTTCCATTACGTTGATAAAACAAGTTACACCACATAACTTAGATATATCAAAGCCCTTCTTTTCCATTTCAGTAAATGGACGGCCACGCCATGCAGATAAATCCTGCCCAAGTGTAGCCTTCTCATGCAGCGATAGCGTATAAAACTTACTGATTGTTAGAGGTTCACCGTTGTTGTTTACTTCAGATGGTACTTCCCAGATAACCATACATTGACGTTTCCATGTTACCTGTCCATCATAGTTGTTTTCTTGTGTGCCTAGATCAATGACCTTTACACATCTAGCCTTGTGTACGCCTGTACTTACTTCAGGGTACTTACTTTCGTTGTCTACTGTTTTCGCAATAATACTCATGTCTACTCCTTTTTTTATATTTACTATTGGAACTTATATTATATTAACGTAGGTTACCAAAGTCAAGCTATATGTTGACATTTGTTAATCTTATAAGTATGATGTACTTAGATTAATAAGGGATTATTATGATGAATTTATATGAACTTGCAAAAGAACGTAAGAAAGAGGTGGTAACTAAGTATGGTGGTAGAAACCTATCACGTATGCTTAATATAAGCCATCCTGCTGTATCTAAATGGCAAGTAATACCGCCTTTGCGTGCGTATCAAATAGCAGATATTGGTGATTTTGAATTAGACTATTTACGTCCTGATCTAAAACACGCAGATGAAATTGCACCGCAGCCGCAGGGTGTAGGTCAATAATCTTAGGCTAAAAATACTACGGCACGGGGGGTATGTATTTTATCTCATTGTTGCATATCCCCCATCATCATCTTACATTATGGCAAAGCTATGGCATATCTATAAGTGTGCCATCAGTTTGTTAATGGCAAATCAATCCCCTTCATCTTCATCTTCACCTTCAACTACACCTTCAACTTCAACCAAGATAGAGCAAACACACACAACCATATTTGGGGGGGTTGACATAGGTTAACATATTCTGTATATTAAATCATTAACGAAAATTAACAGGTAACAATGAGAAAAAAATCTACAGATGAACAATCGCCTGCGTTTCAATTTTACGCTAATGATTGGATAAGCGAACCTAGCAGATTAAAAATGTCACTTGAAGAACAGGGTGCATACATACTGTTGTATTGCCATTGTTGGCGTGGTTTTAAGATACCAAAAGATTTTGAAATACTATCAAAGATGTGTAACTGCACGTTGGATAAGATTAAATACATGTGGCCATCTATAAAACATATGTTTAAAGAAGTTGATGATGGGCAAAACTTAGTGTGTTTACAGGCAGAAGAAGAACGTAAAGAGCAGGCATTGAACCGTAAAAAACGACAGATTGCAGGCAAAAAAGGCGCTGATAAACGATGGGGTAAGGATGAAGTACAATCCAAATAGTCACCATGGCATATTTATACAAGCATTTGGTACACATCACAGTTTCCAAACGTTTTGTGACAAGGGTAAGAACAGGAAAATAATTAGACAGTTACATGGCACATTGGAAGAACACATAGATGAACTATGGTCATTAAACAAACAGGGTGCAGGTGTATTTTTTACAGTAAATCAGACAGATTTACAGGGCAGAACCACAAAAAATATTACAAAAGTTAGGGCTGTGTTTATAGATTTAGATGGTACACCATTGCCCGATCACTTTGATCTTAAACCTAATTTTATTTTAAACACATCGCCTGATAAATACCATTGTTATTGGTTAGTAAGTGATATGCCATTAGAATCATTTACATTGTATCAGCAAGCATTAGCTGCAAAGTTTAATTCAGACCCAGTTGTCAAAGACTTGCCAAGAGTAATGCGACTTGCAGGGTTTTATCATAACAAAACAAAACCATATCCAATTAAAGTAATTGGTGCGCAGGGCATTGATACACCATACACAATGGCAGAGATACGTGATGGTCTTGGATTACAAAGACCACAACAAGCTACAATCAAAACAGATTATCAACCATCAATGTATCAAGGCAAGTATTCAGGTACATTACGATATGGTGTAGGCAAGGGTGACAGGCATGCTGCATTGGTAAAGATGTTGATAGCAATTAGAAAGCGTGGCGAAAGCATGGAATATGCAAATGAAGAAGCCTTAAAATTTGCAAACGCTTGTAACCCACCTGAAAACCACAACGAAGTATTGTTTCAGGTAAAAGATATATGGAATAGATATGCACCTTAGAGATTACCAACAAACAGCACTTGATAATTTACGTGAATCAATGAGGGCAGGTAATAAAAAGCTGTTGCTTGTTGCTCCAACTGGTAGCGGTAAGACAGTAATAGCTAGTGCAATGATTAAAGCTGCTGTTGAAAAAAGTAATGATTGTTTGTTTGTAGCACATAGACGTGAATTAATTGATCAATGCAGCGATAAACTTAGGCATTTTGATGTGAACCATGGCGTTATTATGGCAGGCAGATCAGCTAACATTGGTGCAAGGACACAGGTTGCAAGCATACAAACTTACACAATTAGAAAAGATAATAAATATTTTAACAAACCATATGCAGATGTAATTATATTAGATGAAGCACACCGTAGTGTAAGCAAATCATTTAGAGAACTTATTAATGATTATCCAGATGCGTTTGTAATTGGTTTAACTGCAACACCTGTACGTAACGATGGCAAAGGTTTGGGCGGTATTTATGATGACTTGATAGAGTGTGGCAGCATACGAAAACTTACAGAACAGGGTTACCTTGTGCCTAACCGTGTTGTTGCACCTACATTGCCAGACTTAAAAGGTTTAAAGATTATGGCAGGTGATTACGAAAAGCGTGGCCTAAACAAACGCATGAACACACCTAAATTAGTAGGTGATCTTGTTACCCATTGGTTACGATATGCAGAGGATAGGCCAACTGTTGTCTTTGCTACATCAATTGCACACAGTAAATACATATCTAAAATATTTAATGATAACGGCATAGCTGCAGGTCATGTTGATGGTGACATGGATGAACTAGAGCGTGAACAAGTGCTGCATGATTTACACCATGGTAAGATTAAAGTTTTATCTAACTGCCAAGTGTTGACCGAAGGATGGGATGAACCAAAAGTTTCATGTGTTGTACTTGCACGACCTACAAAGTCATACGGCATGTACTTGCAGATGGTTGGTAGATCATTGAGGCCATTTGAAGGCAAGAAAGATACATTGATTATTGACCATGCAGGCTGTGTTTATGAACACGGTTTCCCTGAAGATGTGCCTGATTGGGAACTAACAACAGATAAAATTACACGACAGAAAAACAAAGAACGAAAAGAAATAGATAAGCAGCCGTTTACTTGCACTAAATGTAACGCTGTATATGAGCCAACAAGGATATTGAGAACTTGCCCTGTGTGTGGTCATGCACCAACGGAAGCAGACAAGAAGGTATTGATTAAACAAGGACGTTTGGTTGAGTTACCAAAAGCAGATGTTAATGCACAGGACAAGCAAGATTTTTACGCACAACTTTTGTTTCACAGCAGACAAAAAGGTTACAAGTCAGGTTGGGCTGATTGGACATTCAAAGAAAAGTTTGGGCATTTTCCACACAGTAAACGTGTAATGCCAAAACCTGTGGGCGATGAGGTCAAAGGCTACCTGCGCCACTTGCAAATAAAGAAAGCCAAATCAAATGGGGGTGCTTATGTCAGAGGACGCTAAAGAACAACAAATGCACACGTTGCGTGAGGTAGGCAAGAAACATGCTGCCGCAAAACGTAATCTTACTGTGCTTGAACATGGTAGACAGATAATGCTGTCCGATCTTATGAAAGAATACATGCTTAAAGGTGAGAAGACTGCTGCAGGTCAAGAACGTGAGGCCAGAGCAGACCCACGTTACAAAGAACACATTGAAGGGCTTGGTGAAGCTGTTGAGGAAGAACTAAAATGGGCTTGGGAAAAGAAGATTGTTGATATAAACTTTGAGAAATGGAAGACCAACATGATTAACCAAACCATTGAACGTAAGAAATATGGCTAAAAAAAAACAGGCAACGATTGAAGAAAAGAAACACATGTCACGCGTTGCTGCGTTGGGATGCGTTGCCTGTGCTACGTTAGGCCATTACGATTCACCTGCAGAAATACACCACATAAAAGATAAAACGGGCATGGGCAGACGGTCTAGTCATTTTGATGTAATACCGCTTTGCTACATGCACCACCGTGGCACATATGGCTATCACACAAGCCCAAAAGAGTTTGAAGGGAACTATGGCACACAAAAAGAACTGCTGCAGATTGTGAAAGATTGGTTAGATTATGCAGATAAAAAAACGGGTCAGATAAATCCATCCAACCCGTTTACAAGAAACAATTTATTTTGGGAATAGTTACAATGATTTAGATTTTAGTTTGTAACCATCGCCAAACAACACATGACCCAATTGATGAATAACATGAAAACCCATATCCATTCCGCAACCAGACACGCCCATGCACTCTGTTTTGTCTTTAAATCTATAATCCAAAGCAACGCACATTGTACGCGTTAGCCAGTAAGGTTCAACCCTGTCCTCACCTTCACGAAACTCATCTTTAACACCAAATTTATAAAACGTGATGTGTCTGTACATGCCAGAATTGCTGACTTGTTTGACAACATAATAAATGGTGTCACCTTCATCAATTATACTTTTTAAATATTCAATTGCTTGTTTTTGGTTCATTGTTTTCTTTCCTTCCTTCTGTTTTCTTCTATTGCATGCCATATGTTTATGACACCCCAAAGCGCAACAATAGACGCATCCAATGTGTTCCTGTCTACTACAACAAGATAGATTGAAAGCGTCCATAGCACGCCACTAATACCAAAACGCCAAATCACGGTGTTAACTTTTTGTTTTGTTTGACTACCCAATCATCCAAGATTGCACGCAAACCATCATCAAAGCCAATATGCAATTCCTGTTTGTTGTTGATTAAATAGTCAATTGCTTGTTGCTGTTGTGTGGGCGATAAGCCTTTTAGATGATCTCTAACAACGCTTTCAACCCACACTTTGCCAACACTGAAGAACGGGTTATCCATTCTTTTCTGCTCCAAGTTTCATATCTAGCAACTCTTTTAGGCTATGGTAAGCACTCATGCCATGCGCACCGACATTCCATTCTTTTATGTGTTCAACGTCTTCGCCTTGATGTCCGCAATATGCTTTGCCATTCTTCCAATTGTACACAGTGAAGACACGACCATCAGGAAACTCAAACGACCATTCAACGTCAATCTTATCCTCTGCACCTGCACGCGGTATGTAACGGAAATGCGGATCACCAAACACACTGACAAGTTGATCATATGTTCTGTTCAAATGTCCGTGTAAATGTGTTCCACCTGTGTTGCTTGACTTTGTGATGTTTGACAAATCGCTGACGTACTTGTCCTGTATTGCTGCTGACAAAGATGATGCAAACGCCTCTGCTTTGCTTTGATCAATCTCTATCAATTCCTCTGCCAAGAACATTAATTCCTGACCATTTAAACCATCAACAATTTGTGATGCAAGTGTAGCTGCTTGCGCTTTACCCTCTGCAATAGCTGCCTGCGCACTGTCATCATTGTGGCTGTTGTTTTCAATATCATCCCAGTATTCATTTTTTGTTTTACTCATGTTGTTGCTCCTATAGTTTGCTAGCGGTGTACAAACATGCACCACCGCCAAGCATTGATATTAGGCCGTAACCGACCACCATTAACATTGTGGGCAAATCGTTAGCATACTCCATGCACTTGCCATCACAATCATTGGCACTGCCTGCAATGGCCATCAATCCGACAGCCAAAGCAATTGCACCAAATACGTTTAAAAATGTTTTCATGTTATTTACTCCAATAACCATAAACACAACGCGTACCACTACGCGAAGGGTCATAGGTGTCATTGATTACGCCATCAATAACTGCTGTTACATGCTTACTGCAAGACACAGCAATTGTACCCAATGGCAATTCATCTGCTTTCAAATGCACTTTGCAACCTTGACCAATAAACATTGTTGGTGTCCATTTAAGTCCAAGCATAGCTGCAAGACGTTTGGTTGTAGGTTTGTAAACACCAGACCGCGCTGTTGACTTACCTCTACGCTTTTTGGTTTTACGTTCCTTAGAACCAAGTTGATTGATTAACGCTGCAACCTCTGCATAAGGTTTGCCGCTAACGATAGCAAATGATCTGCATACACAATCACCTGCTTTGACAGTGTAACCTGCATCTGCTGCACCACCATCGTTGTATGTCCATATTGTATTCATGTTATATCCTCATTGTTGTTAACATAGGTTAATCATACACTATTTATAAATGCACGCAAGAATTAATTTACCTTTATATATTGCACTTAAACTACTTTAGGTTATAATAACTAATATGAGCGCAAAAACGTTGACAGATAAGCAAAAAGCATTCGTTGACTACTTTAGTCAGTTAGGCAATGCAACACATGCTGCAATCAAAGCGGGCTACTCAAAAGCCACAGCCGAACAACAGGGCTACGAGTTAAAGCGCAAGCTAGTAAACGAGATTGATTTAGCTACACGTGCTGCATTAGGCGGCGCTGTACCTATGGCGGTTGAGAAACTACAAAGCCTGATCACAGACGACAAGGTAGCGGCATCTGTCAAGTTAGGTGCTATCAACAGCATCCTTGACCGTACAGGCTACCAGACAGTCCACAAGGTAGAAGACGTAACCAAGCAACGTACTGACGAGGAACTACAGACAGAACTAGAACACCTGCTGCAATCCATTAACGCGGGGTCTAGTAAAAGCACAGAGCATTAGCACAGTATACTGCTCATTACTCCTATACCTATATAGGGGAAGACACACTGGCTAGCCTTGCCATACCTCCCAGAAAAAAGGTTCATCGCACACACACACACGCATTTGCCCGCTAGGCCACATGTCTGCGCGGT